GGTCTTAGGCACTCAACATTGTCAGCACAAATGCCTTCGGAGAGCAGTTCCGTTGTGTCAAATGCAACCAATGGAATCGAACCTCCTAGAGACTACTTGTCCATTAAGAAATCAAAGAAGGGACCCCTTAAGCAGGTTGTTCCATCATATAGTTCATTAAAAAATAATTACACTTTATTATGGGATATGCCAAATAACGAAGGGTATGTTAATATAGTTGCAGTAATGCAGAAGTTCTTTGATCAGGCAATAAGTGGTAACTGGAGTTATAATCCAGAACACTTTCCTGATAATGAAGTTCCTGTCTCAGTAATGGCTAATGATTTATTAACCACATATAAACTGGGGTGGAAGACTTCCTACTATCAGAATACTAATGATATGAAGACTGATGAAGTAGAAGAAGAGAAACCAAGCTTAGAAAGTTTGATCTGTGATCTAGAAAATGCTAATGAAGGGGAGTGTGAATCCTGTGCAATCTAAAGTGAAAGGCATGACTGTCTTCAATACTGATGATGTTGACTTAAAGAAGCAACCAATGTTTTTTGGTGCTCCTTTAGGTGTTCAACGATATGATACTTTTAAGTATCCTACTTTTGACAAGTTAACTACACAACAGTTAGGGTATTTTTGGAGACCAGAAGAAGTTTCTTTACAAAAAGATCGTGGAGATTATCAAACCCTCCGACCAGAACAAAGACATATCTATACCAGCAACCTTAAGTACCAGATCATGCTGGACTCCGTACAAGGTCGTGCTCCTGGTATGGCTTTTATCCCATACTGTTCACTACCTGAGCTTGAGGCATGTATGGAAGTTTGGTCCTTTATGGAGATGATCCATAGTAGATCATATACTTACATCATTAAAAATATCTATTCTAATCCTTCTGAGGTATTTGATACTATTATTAGGGATGAAAGGATCTTAGAAAGAGCTTCTAGTGTAACTGAGTCATATGATGACTTTATTAATGAAGCACAGGTATGGGGGCAGAGTAGTCTTTGGAAAGATATGGACTCTTCATTGAACACATCTCTACCTGTTTTAGAGATAAAAGAATTAAAAAGAAAACTTTATCGTGCAGTTGCCAATGTTAACATTCTTGAAGGTATTCGCTTTTATGTCTCTTTCGCTTGCTCCTTTGCATTTGGTGAGCTCAAACTCATGGAAGGATCAGCCAAGATTATCTCCCTTATTGCTCGTGATGAGAACCAACACCTTGCCATTACGCAGAATATATTAAACAATTGGAGAAAGGGTGATGATCCAGAGATGGTTGAGATTGTAAAAGAAGAAGAACAGTGGACATATGATATGTTTGATCGTGCTGTAAACGAAGAGAAGAAGTGGGCAGAGTATCTATTTAAAGATGGATCAATGATCGGTCTTAATGATAAACTGCTTCATCAGTATGTTGAATGGGTTGCAAATAGAAGATTAAGATCTATTGGATTGAAACCCTCATATGATATTCCTGCAAAGAATAATCCATTACCTTGGACAGAGCATTGGATTAGTTCTAAAGGACTTCAAGTAGCACCACAAGAGACGGAGGTAGAGTCTTATGTCGTCGGAGGAATCAAACAAGATGTCAAAAAAGATACCTTCTCAGGATTCAAACTCTGAAGAAATAGAATGGGAACTTGATGATATGATAAAAGCATACAAAGAATCTTGTTGTAATGACTGGGAAGACTTTGCTGGTGGATGATAAGATGTTAGAAAGGACACAATCACTTGATTTTGATCAGTTAATTTGGTTAAATAATTAGGAAATAACAGTTCGATGAGTTTCGAGAATATAAGGTCTTGGTATGAGTTAGCAGAAATCACCGAACAACAAGAACGAATGATTGCTATCTATGAAACTAAGATAAAAAAATTAGAGAAAGAAAATGCAGAACTCAAAGAAGAACTGATAACTCTTAAAGGAGTAAATAATGATTAATTTATTTGCTAAAACCTATCCAAGTTGTGCTTGGCCAGATAACTTATACCGAACTTACATGAACGGAAGACTTAAAAAAGTAGATATGAAATCAAGACTCCTTCAGATACAGAAGGGGATTGATGATAAAGTATGGTATCCTGAATGGGATAATAAGGAAAGATGGGCGGCTAAGCAAGCACTTAATAACGCACTAGATATATTGGATGAATTTGATTACTAAATAGGGTATGGCTATAAGAATTGGAAAGTGGAAACCACCCCAAAGACCTCAATGGTTGAAGGAGGTTATGAAAACCCCTGGACATATAAGAATACAACTTTTACTTCTGACGACATTAACGATCAGTTCGGTTTCGTCTACTGTATTACAAATAACACGAACGGTAGAAAATACATCGGGCGTAAGTATTTCTGGAAGTTTAGAACTCCGAGAGGTAAGAAGCGAAAGGTAAAGTCTGAATCTGATTGGAAAAAGTATTATGGGTCTTCTGAAGAACTTAAAGAAGAGATTAAACAATTGGGTAGACATAACTTTAGCAGAGTTATGCTCAGCTTACATAAAACAGTTGGCAAAACAAACTTCGAGGAAACAAGACAACTCTTTGTCCACGGAGTGCTTACAGAACAACTTGACGATGGGACACCAAAGTACTACAATAGTAACATCCTCTCAAGATACTTCAGAAAAGATTATTATGGAACGGGACAAGACTGATGAAGCTGTTGCTTATGCTAGAGAATGGTCACTTGATATGATTGATTCTGATATTCCTATGGAGAATGCAAAGGCAATATACAAAGAGTTTGAAGAATGGATTGATGTAGATGAGAATGCTGAATCTTTAGAAGTGCTTGCTTTAGAACCAATTGAACCAATAGATGACTAAAGTTAGTATTGTTGGTGGTGGCAATGCTGGATGTATTACTGCTTTATATCTTTCTTGGTATAGAAAAGATCTTGAAGTAGAATTAATTTACAATCCAGATATTCCTTGTGAAAGAGTGGGTCAGGCTAGTGTTCTAGATCCTCCCAAACTTTTATGGGCTGCTACTGGATTTAATTGGTATAATAATCCCATTCATGCTACTTTTAAAAGTGGTATTTTGTATGAGGGATGGGGTCAATTTAATGAAAAATTATTTCATGGATTCCCTGCTCATAATATGGCAATGCATTATTGTCCGTGGGAAATGCAGAAGCATGTTTTAAATTCTGGTCTGTTTAAAGTAATTGAAGGTGAAGTAGATCCAAAAGATATAGATGCAGATTATGTATTTGATTGTAGAGGAAAACCTGAAGACTATTCTGACTATGATGAATTAGTTAATCCTACTAATGCTGCTATACTTGCTAAACCAAAATGGAATACTACAGAAGCATTTTGGAGTCGGCATATTGCTACTCCAGATGGTTGGACATTTGTAATACCTACTCATTCAGAATCACCTTCCCATGATTATTGTGTAGGTTATTGTTATAATGGTGATATAACTTCTAAGGAAGATGCAGAGACTAATCTTTTAAATATGTTTGATGTTGAAGTTAAAAAACATTTAAGATTTAAAAATTATGTTGCAAAGAATCCTATAGTTGATGATAGGATATTTTTAAATGGGAATAGATTATTTTTCTTAGAACCTTTGGAATCATCTTCTGTACAAGCATATATTGAGTGTGCAAGATATTTTGTAGACTACATAATTACACAGAAGGAGACAATAAAGCAAGCTGCATACTCTGCTAAAAAATATATCAGACAACTACAAAATTTTGTCCTTTGGCACTATCAGTTTGGATCAAAGTACAATACTCCTTTTTGGGATTATGCAACAAAATTATCTTACAAGGATGAAACCTTTGATGCGATGGTAGAATATTGTAAGGAAACTGCTAATCGTGATATTTTGCCAAAATCTTATGGTGGGGTTACTAGTGATGCTTCACAGTATGGACAATGGCCAGCCAATTCTTTTAAGGTATGGTATGAGGGTATGACAGTTGCACAAGAAAAAAAATGAATAAAGAACAATGCTTATTGTAAGATGTCAACAATGTAATAAAGAACTTAGAGGTCATGATTCACAGTCACATTCGTGTGGGTGTCCTAACATGACAACAGTAAAAGGTGATCGTGTTACTGCAGTTGACTTAAATAGGGTTATAATGGTAAGATCGAATGAGGAGAAAGAATCTCATGGTCTTAGCTCCCAAGATCTTGCTTGGCAAGAAGAAAGACGTAAACGCAAAGTGCGTAAGTTGGACTTTGAAATCCGATGACACCAGACAGACATGACATCCCAATTATAGGAGACTTTTATACCAAGGCAGAAGTAGATCAAATGATTTCTGATGCTCTTGCGGAAGCCCGTGCAATTGATGAGGAGTCCATGCGTAAGCATAACAGGACTGCAACCATCATTAGTATGATCCTTGGATTTATATGTCTTGCATTGTTTGTTGATGGATTGCTTAGGATCCTTGGTATTATTCCACCATTTATGGATTTGGATGTTAATGTAATTGATGATATAATAGAGAGAGTTGAGGAGGATATGATGCCAATGATTCAGGATACAGCACAGAAAGCACAACGATATATACCAGGCAGATGGTAGGAACTATAGATACATCACCTAGTTCAATTAGATTTGCACTAATTATAATTTTATTTTTTACTTGGATATACCTATTCAATCACCCATCAAAGGATGAATCGTAATGGCAATTTACAATGACTGTAAGATCGTAATTAATCTTAACCAACTGGTTAAGGCACGACCATGTGGAGTTGATTTGGCAGATGAACATGTAGATAACATCGCAAATGATTTGCGTAAGAGAATGACATTTGATGCTTTGTTTGGTCAAGTGGATCAAGTAATTTGGGATTATGCCGAAGAGTGTAATATTGATTTGGCAGATTCCGAAGAGTGTCAGTCATTTGGTTTTCAGGTTCCTCAGTATGGATCTACTGCTGGTGATGAACCTGCTGCTACATTTGAGAAAGAGAAGAAAGCAAGAGAGAAATATTTTAAAGAGAACTTTGAGATGGTTAAATTGGAAGGCGGATCATGGACTATTGATGTACCTATAAGAAAAAACAAAGATTAAATGGTTGTCTTATTTAATATCATATTCATTATTTCTTTCCTTATTTTAGGAGTAGGCGCAGTGATGTTAATATTAAGAAACATAGTAGACCTTAGAGAAC